GCCCATATCCCGTAAGGCTCCTGAGCCTCGACAGCGTACTCAAAACATTGTTCTTTGATAGGGCACTTGTTGCAGAGGTCGCGGGCGATGCGGGTGGTCTGTTCCCGTTCTTCTTTGTTGGGGTAATCCTCGGGAAAGAACACAGCGGGGTTGTCCATACAGGGCACAGAACCAACCTTGTTGATGGAGTGTTGCAGGCGCTGGTGCGCGGTTTGTCTGCGGTTGGTCATAGGGTAAGGATAACGGAAAGAAGGTGGATGTGATGAGTGTTGAAGAACTATCTAAGGTGATTCTGGGATCGTGGGGCGCTGACCTTGCCGGTTCGGCTGAGGCCAGAGATGAAGCCTATGCGGCGCTAGAAGATGCGCTTGCTCAGGTGGATGAGCTGACAAAACAGAAGGGGTATGAGGTTGCCTTCCAGAAGTGGATGAGGATGGTCGCGTGATAACCGCTAACAGGTTTATGGCTCACAAAGGATATTTCCCGCAGGGGTGGTTGCTTGCCCGCAGGGGCGGGGTGACAGCGACACAGGTGGCAAAGGCCGCAACGAAGGCGGGGCTTGAACAGGCGGTCACTGACTACATTGATGACACACAGATCCCTGACAATCCTTACATGGCGTTTGGGAGGGACTTTGAGCCGGTGATTGCTCGGACTGTCCACACGAAGTTCGACATCCTGCCTAATGAGTGGCTCATTAGAAACGACAAGTCACCACACCATTTGGCCACACCCGATGGCCTGTCACCCGATCACACGATGATTGCGGAGATCAAGACCACGGGGAAGGATTGGGCTGATGGTGTTATCCCTATTCAGTACCGCAGGCAGGTGCAGTGGCAGCTTCACGTTACGGGCGCTGAACGATGTTTGTTTGCGTGGATGAAGCGGATCGATGTTGGGGGTGTGTTTGCTCCCGCATGGTTTGAGCCTGAGAGTTTGTGGATGGAACGCGATGAGGGGATGATTGATGTGTTACAAGATACGGCTGAACAACTATGGAGGAGGGTAAATGATGGATACAAAGGATAAGAACATCTGGAAGGTTGCCACTAAGTATGTTGAGGATCTGCATGGCAGTGAGCAGCCTGATGACTTGTGGCGTGATTATTGGGAGATTGAGGGGCGCATTTTGGCTCAGAAGGTGGGTAAGTGATGGCTAGGCCCAGGTTGGGTGAGAGGCGTTTGACTCAGACTTCATTTCGATTGTTGCCTTTGGAGCTTGAAGCAATAAAGGTTGCGGCTGAGCGTGATCTGAAGCCTACAAGTAGTTGGATTCGGTTAGCGGTGCAAGAAAAACTAGAAAGGGATAACAATGGTTAGCTTCAATTTGGCGGATTATGAAACTGTTGAGGAGCGTATCAAGCGCTTCTATAGTGACCATCCAGATGGCAGGATTATCACTGAGAATGAGACCCTGCCTGAGTATCGGACTGAGAAGCTTTGGGTGGTGAAGTCGCTGGTGTTTTTCTCTGGTGAGGATCTCGAACGCGGTTGCCCTAAAGCGACAGGGCTTGCGTATGAGGTGGACAGTGCTAGTGGCCCACAGAAGTCATCAGCCCTCGAAGTGTGCGAGACCAGCAGCATAGGCCGCGCCCTCGCTAATGCAGGCTACTCAGGGAACAAGCGTGCCTCGCGTGAGGAGATGGAGAAGGTGCAACGGTTCGAGAAGGCAGAGAAAGCACGCGAATGGGTTACGGAAGCTAAACTGCTGACCGATAAAGACCGGCTGCGGTTGCTGTGGGGTGAAGCCTCGAAAGCTGGGGCACCACAGGATGTGCTTGACCAGGTGAAGGCGCACGCTGAAGCGCAGGCAGGTGATAAGTAATGCTAATCGCTGAGATTGTGCAGGAGATTGCTGAGCTGACTGTGGAGAACCGCAAGGGGGTGGAGGCGCTGTTCTCTGCTGAGTCTCATTTGGCTGACTGTGAGAAGGCTTTGGATACGGCTGAGGCGAGCGCGTTTCTTGCTGGTGCTGGGTCTGTTGCTGAACGGCAGGCGCGGGCAAAGTTGGAGTGTGCTGAGATTCGGTTTGAGCGTGACCTTGCGAAGGCTCAGGTGAACAGGGTGCGCACTAAGTTGCGGGTGATTGAGTCTGCTTTGATGGCTCAGGCTACGATGTCGAAGCTGATGCAGGCTGAGATGAAACTCTAATGTTGAGGGCTTTCATGGATCACCACCGCTTGACAGGTGCCCTGATTATCTTCTTCTACATGCTCGCGCCGATGTTGGTGAGCTTGAACGGTAGTGAGGTGGTGCGGGGTTCTGGCGGCCCTGCTGGGGAGCCTGTGCCTTATGTGCAGATTGACGGGCTGGAAATTCGCGGGGTGTCTGTGTTCAGTATGGATACGGGTGAGGGGTTGGTTGTTACTAGCCGGTTCGAGCAGGCTGTTCAGCGCCCTAACTTGCTGAACTATGCGCACGCAATGTTGCCTGTCCATGACCCTGAAATCAGTAGCGATTTTGGTTGGAGGGTTCCGCCTTGTGGCGCTTGCAGTAGCGATCATCAGGGTGTGGACTTTGTGCCTGGGGAGGGTAAGCCGGTCATGGCTATCTTGAACGGTGTTGTGGCTGAGGCTGGGATCAATCAGGGTTACGGGTACTGGGTGAAAATAGAACATATTGTGCCGATAACCGAGGGTGAGGTGGAGCGTTGGGTTACTGTTTACGCTCACCTGAAGGCGGGGTCTATCCCTGATGATGTGCGTGTGGGGGCGAACGTGGCTCGCGGTCAAACCCTCGGGGCGGTAGGAAGCACAGGGGTTTCTACAGGGCCACACTTGCACTTTGAGTTGCACATTGATGGGGTTGTGGTGGATCCGCTGCCGATTATCTCGCAGAGCCAGAGTGTGCGGGGTTCTGAAGTGTCCTGGGGTTAGGGGTCATTGTGACAGTACGGCATCAAACAGATTTGTTTGCGCACAGCTTCAAACGGGGGGCGCATACTATTTGCAGGCTGTTTCCGCTTGTACGCGCCGATGCAGGGCTGCCTGGAAGTGACTTAGGTAGACTGTAAACATGGCGATCCCTAAGAAGGTTCTGAAGCAGGTGCAGGAGCGTGACCAGTATTGCTGGCATTGCGGGCGCGAGGATGACCTGGTGCCACACCACAGGATCAATCGGGGCATGGGGGGTTCAAAGCTCCTCGACATCCCTGAGAACTTGATGATGGTGTGCGGGCAGTACAACGGGGACATGGAGGGGAACGCTACTGTGGGCGGTAAGGCTCGGGGGTGGGGGCACAAACTGTCTGTGTGGGAGTCACCTGAACATCCTGTGTTTGATTGTGTGGCGTTTAGGTGGTGGGTGTTGCTGCCGAACGGGTGGAAGATAACGGTGCGGGATGGTCAGGAGTTTTGATCACGCTATCGGGTGTAGGGTGTTTGTATAACTGAAAATTGAGATGGCCCCCCGCGAGGTGGAGCAGGAGGCCATCATGAAAACCGATGATAAGAGCATCGGCTAGTCACAAGTCTAGCCGGTAGAAGGGCTAGACAATGGACACACAACCAGGCATTTACAGGCCAGAGTTCCCGATGGATGGGAACTTCACAATGGTGCCTAACTCGCTAATCCGTAATGACGAGCTGCCACCTATGGCAAAGATGTTGCTGATCTATCTGCTCAGTCACAAGATTGGGTATCAGATACTTGATGAACAAATCATGCGCGAGAGCGGGCTCGGTAGGGCCGCGTTGCGTACCGCTCGGAAGCAACTTGAGGGGCTCGGTTTCATTGACCTTGTGCGGGTTCGCCATGCCGATATGAGCTTGGGTGGCTACCGTTATGAGTTGCAGGATGCCAGAGGTTGGTTCTCCACTGTGGCTCAGTCCACTGTGGCTCAGTCCACTGTGGCAAACCCACCTGACAATAGAAAACTAATTCCTAATAAAACTAAAGTTAAGAAGAACAAGCTAGAGAACACTAGCGAGAGCCCCTTCAATCAATTTTGGGCTGTATACCCTAAGACCGCTGATAAGCCTGCGGCGGTTAGAGCTTTTGAGAAGGCTATTAGGCGTGTGAGCTTGGAGACTCTGCTGGATGGTGCAAAGAGGTATCGGGATGATCCAAATAGGGATGACGGGTATACCAAGAATCCTGCGACTTGGTTGAATGCTGATGCTTGGGATAACCCTCCTGAGCCTGTGCGGGGTCGTAAGCTCACTAACGCTGAGAACGCTGCCCTACTTGCTCAGAGATATCGGGGCCAGGATGAGGTGAAAGCTATTGAGTCTCCTGATGTGGACTTTGGTGGCATGTTGAAGGGGGTGCGGTGATGGATCGTGGTGAGGTTGCGACTTTGTTGGCAATGGTTTCTTCGCTTGATCGTCAGCCTGTGGATGAGGGGATGGTGGAGATGTGGTTGCGGGTTCTGGGGGAGTTTTCTTTTGAGCAGTGTGAGGCCGCATTGATTCCTGCTTATAAGGAGTCGAGGGCTGGCTTTGTGACTGCTAAGGCTGTGTGGGAGGTTGTGCGGCGTGATGGTGTTGCGGTGATGCCTCGGGCGTGGGTGGAGGAGTTGCATGGGATGGGTGAGCATTGGGAGTGCCGGCCTGGGGAGTTTGGTTGCAGGTAGTTGCAAATTCTGTGTATATGGTATACAGTATGAGTATCAGCCAAACGAAAGGGAAACCAATGAACACCACACAGGAAATCAGCAACCTGGCACAGGTCAGCATTGACCAAGCAACAGAAATCCACGATGTCCTTCTCAGCGAAGCACTCCTCGACTTCTCGCAAGCCACCACACGCGAGTTCAAGAACGCAATCAAGCTCGCCACCTTGTTCATCAATAACGGTAGAAGCTGGGAATGAAAATCGGTTCACTGTTCTCTGGCTATGGCGGTCTTGATATCGCTGTGGCTAAACAGTTCGATGCTGAGGTTGTCTGGCATTGTGAGTGGGAGGATGCGCCTTCTAAGATCCTTGAGGCGAACTTCCCTGGGGTGCCTAACTATCGTGACGTGAGCAAGGTGGATTGGGCTTCTGTGGAGCCGGTGGATATTCTCACGGGCGGGTTCCCTTGCCAGGATGTGTCCCAGGCGGGGCGTAGGGCTGGGCTTGCCTCGGGTACACGATCAGGTTTATGGAGTGAGTTCGCTAAAGCGATTGATGTGCTGCAACCTAAATGGGTTGTGATTGAGAATGTGAGGGGATTACTAAATGCTAAAGCTAATAGCGATGTGGAACACTGTCCGTGGTGTATGGGAGAAACCGGAAACGGACAACCTCATATGCGGGCACTTGGAGCTGTTCTCGGGGACTTGGATGACCTCGGGTACGATGCGGAATGGCGTGGTGTTCGAGCTTCCGAAGCAGGGGCACCCCACCAGCGTTTCAGGGTTTTCATCCTCGCCTGGAGGGGGGGGAGTGAGCGTGCCAACGCCTACAGCAAGTGATTCAATGTTTGAGGGTTTGCAGCGGGCTTGCACTACGGAGTCACCTAATCGTGGCGTGAGTTTGCCTTTGTGGGCTAATCGCATTGAGTTGTTGCGTACTCCTAAAGCTAGTGATGGTCAGGGTGGAGCTTTGGGTGAGGCTGAGGCGTTGAAGCGGGGAAACTCGGTTGGGATTAGGGATCAGGTGATGGATTTGGTTGCCGGTCAGGGCCATAAAGTAAGTCGTGCAGACTCGCCTTCACCAGCAACTAAGGATTCTGTCACGGGTTCTTCGGAGTGGGGAAGGTTTGGGCCTGCTGTGAAACATTGGGAGGAAGTGACGGGGATGGAAGCCCCTGCACCTACTAAGCCTGATGGTAAGGATGGGGCGCACAGGTTGTCTAGCAAGTTCACTGAGTGGATGATGGGGTTGCCTGAGGGTTGGGTTACTGACCTGGGGTTGTCGCGTAAGGATGAGCTGAAGGCTTGCGGCAATGGTGTCGTTCCTCAGCAGGCTGAGTTAGCGTTACGGTTACTAATGGAGGGGAAGAAGTGATGGAGCCGGTTGTTGTTGTGGGTGGGGCGCGTGTGTTTTTGGGTGACTGTAGGGATGTGCTGAAAACCTTGCCTGATAACAGTGTGGATAGTGTTGTGACGGATCCGCCTTATGAGTTGGGGTTCATGGGGAAGTCGTGGGATTCTTCGGGGATTGCTTATGATGTGACGGTGTGGGCGGAGTGTTTGCGGGTGTTGAAGCCTGGGGGTCATGTGTTGGCGTTTGGTGGGTCGCGTACTTGGCATCGTTTGGCGGTGGCTGTGGAGGATGCTGGGTTTGAAATCCGTGACAACATTGCGCGATTCTATGGTGACCCTCACTATTGCGGGTGCGAGTTCCCTGAGCCTCAGATGGTAAACTGGTCTTATGGAACAGGTGAACCGCAGGCCGAACACGGAGTGCGATCTGTGCGCGACACCGATATATCGCCGACCCTCGACGTTGAAACTGAACGCGGGAAAGTATTGCAGCCGGTCGTGTCGGAACAAGGTTTATCCAGCACCAAGCGGGCCGAATCCTCGCAAGGGTATGAAAATGGAAAAGAATCCAGCCTGGAAGGGCGGGGTGACGTACAAGCGACCGAAGGGGAACTATACGGGGGTCAAGTACGTTCGAGCGCCGGAATGGGCGAAACCGATGGCGCGGAAGGACGGCTACATCATGGAGCATCGTTTGGTGATGGCTCAGATGTGCGGGTTTCTTTTGACTCGGACGGAGGTGGTGAATCACAAGGATCACAATCCGGCGAACAATCACCCGTCGAATCTGGAGTTGTATCCGACGAACGGGGATCACAAGCGGGGAGAAGTTGGCCGATTTGTGCCAGGTGTGGCAAACCGGTTCAGCCGACGAGCAGCGCCAACCTTGCCTGGGTGATGGGCAGCGGTTTCCCTAAGTCGTTGGATGTGTCAAAAGCGATAGATAAGGGACAGGGTGTGAATCGTGACCGTCAGTTGCAGTTCACGGCATGGATGCGCTCGACGGGAATCACAGCGGAGCAAATAAACGAAGCAACGGGGACGGCAATGGCTTCGCACTATCTGACCGAAAAGAGCCAGCCTGCAATTGCCACGGCTGACCTATTCGATAAATTGCGACCCTACTTGCCTGAAGTGCCTGAAGCGATTGAACGCCTTGTGGCGGAGCGTACTGGGATTGAATGGACTGCGTATAAGCAGCGTGAAGTGCTTGATTCTAAATGGAGAACTCCAAGCAATAAACCAGAGTTCGCAACCCAATGGGGTTTCGGCGCTAAGTCTGATGGAAACTACGACATCACAGCACCTTCAACCCTTGAAGCTAAAGCGTGGCAGGGGTGGGGTACTGCGTTGAAGCCTGCGTTTGAGCCTGTTGTGGTGGGGCGGAAACCGTTTGGTAAAGGTGTGACGGTTGCGGAGAATGTGCTTGCTTGGGGTGTGGGTGGGTTGAACATTGACGGCAGCAGAATCGGCACGAGCAAAAGAGTCCCATCCTCTCCAGCTAAAGCGAATGACAGCATTGGCACTTTCAAGATGAAGGATAGGCATGATCAAAGTAGCGGCTTCGATCCCAACACGGGTCGTTGGCCTGCGAATGTGATTCTTGATGAGGTGACGGCTGGGTTGCTGGATGAACAATCAGGGGTCAGCACAAGCGGCAGTAGTGGCGTTGTTAGAAAAGCTACAAGCTACAATGCAAACACTTACGGTAAGGGCATTGGGAAAGTTTCTGGTCAGATTCGAGGTGATTTTGGTGATTCTGGTGGGGCTTCACGGTTTTTTTATGTGGCTAAGGCTTCTAAGCGTGACCGCAATGAGGGGTTAGAGGAGCTGGA